GCGAACTAGCTGCGCAGATAGGAGTTGCCCCCGTGGACTGCTACGACTACACTTCATGGCTTGCGCATAAGCGCGCCCTGCTCTCAAGAAAGGCGGTGCGTGTATCATACCACGAAGCCAAAGGAGTCGGCGAATGCCCACCCTCAAGATACGCCCCATTCGTGGGTCTTGCAGCGGTGGTGGCCGAAACAGCCGTTGTGCGGGGCGCAGCTCGCTGGCTCAATAACAGAATCACCCAGAAATTCTTCATGGACACCCCAATCAAATACAATATCATATCAAGGGGGATAATTAAAGCCGTGGAGTTAGCCTGGGAACCGAGCCGCTATCTATTTTACATCCCCGGGCCGGATATACCCCCACCACTCCCACCAAAAACGGAAAACTCCAGACCACAATGGTTCTCACCAAAGATACAGCTAGGCCTATGCCTTGTTGCAGCAGCAATAACATATTCAACAATCGAGAGAGCCATGCGGCCAAAAGCCAATAACTACACCACCCTGGTGCATGCAACACACGCACTAGCACCGGGGCCAGTTGGGGCTATAGGTCATACAATCGCCCATTTCATATCCAACACTGCCTTCGGCTGGTTTGGCCGCACAGAATACATTGCATGCGTTCTTGCGGACGACATCTGCCTAGAAAACCGCTGCTACAAGCACACCCCCATACAGGCAGACTACGAGCAGAAGGGACGCCAAGCGATCTGTACTCCAAAATTTGGCACACGCCGCATGTGGGGTATTGAAGACTACGTTCCAACAGTGTTTAGGAACTGCCACCACAATGAGAAGGTGGCAATGAACGGACGAGTGGGCAAGGAGTTGCCAATCCACAACAGCAAGCAGTTGATGCTCAATTGTTCCCGTGAATGGTCTAAGTTGACCAAGTATGTCATGCCACTATTTGCCAAATTCCACAGGGTAACTAGCGGCATGGCCTTCGTCGACTGGGTACAGCCCTTCCCCCCAGGCAAGAGGGAGTTGTTCAGGGAATTAAAAGACAACGTAGAGGGCGACTGGAGGCCTACAGCATCATCATTCATAAAAAGGGAAAAGGCGATAAGGCATGGTCTAACACGTGTCAAGTCTTTTATCCCACTTCTTCCAATGCTGTTCAAAGACCCGCGATTCATCCAGGGGTGCCCACCTGAGATGTCTTTAATCGCTGGCCCGCATATGCGGAAATATTCAAAACGGTTCCGAGACCACTTCGAACCGAAAGCATTCTCAAGAGCAGAAGTGCAAAGAGGCAAACAGATCATCTACACATGCGGACGCTCAGCTGAGTATGTAGGTGAATCTCTACGAAAATCCCTAGAATGTATATCCACCATGTGCCCTCCTAACGATGAGGTCGTCATATTCGAAGATGACCAAAGCCGTTTCGACTTACACATGCTGGATGGCGCATTTAGGTACCTTGACTCTGTCTATAAAAAGACAGTCACAAACAAGGTTCGTCGAATCCTGCGCAGGACTAGCAAGAGCAAGGGACGCTCATCGCTAGGCACTAAGTACAGCATACCCTACACAATGCAGTCTGGATGGCCAGACACTGCTGCGGGGGACACGACAATCAACGCCGGGATGAAATTCTACATCCATCGAATTGGTAGGCCTTGGATCGCAATCATATGTGGGGACGACAGCATACTCGTCACCCTATCAAGCGAACTAAGAGCCCTAGGGGGGAAGGCTGGCATAGATAGGAAGTATGCCAGCTTAGCTATGGAAGTCACATCGGAAGTATCCAATGATATCTCCGATGTTGAGTTCTGTAGTGGGACCTTCCGCCCCATTCAAGGCACGTACATACTGTTTCCAAAGATAGGCAATCTACTAGCCAAAATCTTATTTGACACAGTTGACCGTGTCCCACGCCACCAAATCGCTTGGATGCGTGGAATAGCCAGTACGATGCGACATTTCGGCAAAATCGACCCATTGTGTGCAGCCTTAGCAGTGGGTATCGACCGCATCACAGGAGAAGGACGGGTAATACACACTGCCCTCAATCCCTATAAGGCGTGGCCAATCGGAGAAAGCACACCCTCCGACACCGACATTGCCACATTCTATGAGACTCGATATGGTTTCAATACACATGACATCAACGAATGCTGTCTCACTCTATCAAATATCGAGCTCTACGGTCTCTGCTCTGACCCTATGATCCGCTACCTCACTGAAGTAGATAGCGGCGACCGAACACTATCGTATCGGTTGTAGAGACCATCACTGCACAAACAGGTTAACCTAACCAAAAGCTCAAATACGGAGTACCTTAGGTTTCAGTCATGAGAGTTCAACTGCATGTAAAACAAACTTCCTTTCCGGGTCATAGGTTAGGAC